ATGTGATCCGCAAGAACATTCAGCCGATTGTCGTTATTAAGGGCAAATTGCTAAATCAGGGAGATGTGCCGGTGGGTGACAAGGCCAGGGAAGTGTACCAGGTTGAAATTGGCGGTGACGTGAACACGGTAGCTCCGGCCATCAAGCAGGAAGATACAAAAACGTTTATTGAAATGCTTAAGGAAAACATTGAGGAGGAAACGCAGATGCCGAACCTGACCATTGACCGGATCAAGGGATCGGGAGATTCAGGTGCTGCTCGTGAAACGCTTTTGACGGATCCCCACCTTCGGGTGATGGAAGAAGCTCATGATATCCTGTCCGGCTTGCACCGTGAGGGAAATATCATCAAACGCTTCCTGGGGCAGATGAACAAGGCATGGGAAAAGACCATCATGGATCTGGAGATAGAACATGTCATAACCCCATTCATTCAGAAAGACAGGGCAACAACCGTTAATACATACATACAGGCCACAGGTGGAAAGGCGATCATGTCGCAACAGGATGCCGTTGAAACTGCCGGTCTTGTCAGTGATACGGAACAATGCCTGGAGCGGTTGAGGAAAGAAGCCGACGAGGATGCTGCAAGAGAGGCAAACATCCGGTCGATTGAAATGTTCCCGATGGCACGTTAATAATGGCAAAAAAGTCAAATACAAGATCTTATCGTAAGGGAATATACACCAAACACCTTCGAAGGATTCAGCAGTATACAGCCTCCATAGAAGCACTTTACGAGGCTGTAAACGCTGAACTCATTAAACTTGCCTTACAGACAGGATATACCGGGGCTTCATCTCTTTTCAGGTTTTCTGATTATCCTGAAATCAATAAAAAGGCAAACGAGGTTATCGCCACTTTCAGAACGGACTTCAGGTCGCTGTTAACAGGTGGGATCCAACATGAATGGCAGTTGTGCAATGAAGACAACAATGACCTGGCAACGGATTTTCTCCGTGCCGTAGGATTCAAGGGAGCAATAGAAAAAGCCTTTCCGCAATACTACAAAAGCAACGAAGCGGCATTACAGGCTTTTCTCCGAAGAAAGACGGACAACCTTAACCTAAGTGACCGTATCTGGAAGCTCGGCAAGGTTCACAGACAGAATATTGAAGATGCCATATCGGTAGCATTGGAAAAGGGTACCAGTGCGGCACAACTGAGCCGGAATATCCGGAAGGAATTGCTGGATCCGGACAGGCTCTTCAGACGTGTAAGGGATAAGGCCGGAGACCTTAAGTTATCCTTGCCGGCCAGCAGGTTCCATCCTGCACCGGGCGCCTACCGTAGTTCCTACAAAAATGCCATGCGGCTTACCCGGACTGTAATCAACAATTCATACAGGGAAGCGGAACAGGAAAGATGGAGGCAGTTTGATTTTGTCAAGGGATACGAGGTGAAAAGAACACAGTTCAGCCCCTTTGATTGTCCATTGTGTGATTCATTAGCCGGAATATACCCGAAAAGTTTCGTGTTCACGGGATGGCATCCGCAGTGTATGTGCTATACAATTCCGGTTTTATGCACCGATGATGAATTCTGGAATTCCGTAGAAACGGGAGAGGAGATAAGGTCTGATGATGTCACAATCAATCAGGGGTATAAGAAATGGGTGGCCGATCATCGTGATAAAATTCTTGAAGCGGAAAAACGGGGTACTTTGCCCTGGTTCCTTAAAGACAACGACTATAAATCCTATCTGTAGGTCGTGACTCTGTCGATCCTGTGCGTATTTTCTGAAGCTAACTGAATAAATCTGCAAAAACTTTGCAATTAATTGATAATTAATTGTTTAAATATTTGCATGTTATTTTTTTCATGCGTACGTTTACAATACAAACAACGTAACACACTAATAATCAGTAATATGAAAACAACAAAAAACGGACTAGAGTACAAATTTTCAGATTGTATCAACGAAAAATGGATGGAGTACTATAAGAAGGTGGCCGAATCTCATTTGTCAAACTACGGGGTAGTAATAGTTGATGAATTCGGCAACCCGATCGACAACCAGTTTGACATTGATCAGATACTTGGCGAAAATCCCCAGTTAGTAGCCGGAGAAAAAGGCAAAGCCAATAAGACAAACGCCCTCTTGCATCTGACCGATGCCGATGGCAATGTATCAGAAACCTTCAGCTTGAGCGTGGGTGAGCATATCTCCCTTGTGGAACTGAGGAACATCCTGCGGTTGATCAACGGCAAGTCGGTGTACTTCAAATTCATTTGTGATAATAAGGAAATCGTGAAAAACGTCGAAATTGGAGCAGCGATGATCGATGTGGTAATGTTACATTAAAAAATAGTAAAACCTAACAAAATGGAAACAATGGAAACGCCAAAGTATGTAAACAGAAGATTGTATACCGACATCAAGCCCTTTGAGGTATTGTCACAAATTTCGGCAACCAAGCTTTTAATCAGGGACATGAAATATGAAATGGAAGCAGAAGCCGATAAGAAACTCAGAGATAGTTTTATCCCCGGAGGCTTTATAGGACATTTCGACAACTCGCTTCAGAAATGGAACATCACTCCGGATGAAGACGCCACTCCCTTTGTAGTGAGAAAGAGGAAAGATGGTCTGTACTATATGGCCGGAGATTGCATCCCTTTCATACCTGCTGAAGAACCAGTGTATTATTATGATTATAATTTTTAACGAAAAACTATCTAAGCAATGGAACACGTTACGAACAAACAGCTCTTGGAGAGCATTGGAATCAAAGTTGAAACAGAAAAGTTGAATTGTCTTTTTTCCGGACAGTTGGAGGATGGAGCAGCGCTTTCTATCCCTTACAAACAGAAGAAGAAGATTGCCGCTATTTCAGAAATTTACAAAAGGCTGGGTATGGAGAAGGCCGATATGAAGCCCGTAATCACAAGTCCCGAAGATGCAGCAGATATTATGAAACCGATTATCGGATATCTTGATCATGAGGAAGCCTGGTGTTTATACTGTAATGGAGCCAGAAATGTTATATCCAAAAAGAGGATCTGTGTCGGGGGTTTAAATGCAACCCTGGTGGATATCAGGCAGGTTTTGAGGGAGGCGTTATTGTTGAAAGCCTGTTCGGTTATTCTGTTTCACAACCATCCGTCAGGAAACTGTAAACCCGGTAAACAAGATAAAATAATGACACTTACGCTTAAGGAAGGATGCAAGGCCGTTGATGTTGATCTTTGCGATCACATTATCATAGCAGGAAATGAATTTTTTAGCTTTGCGAATGAAGGGATCCTGTAAATAATTTTTTAAAATATTTTTTTCTTTAAAAACGTGTATTAGTTACACGTTTTTTTATATATTTGCAGTGTAACCTTGCCACAGATAGTGACAGTATTTCATTGCTTGGGAAGTCTGTCATAAAAATGGCAGACTTTTTTGATAATAAAAAGACGCTATATGCAAGAAAAGGTATTAAAAACATTAAAACCCAAAGTGGTAGCGCTGGGGTTTAGTGAAGAAGAACTGAATGAGATATCAAGCAATATCGCATCGGGTCTAAACGAAGAAGCTACCGAGGAAGAAATCAACGCCATGATCAGCGGTGTAATTCCAATCCTGAAGGTGTCGCAGAAGGCGGTCAATAGAATAGTGAACGCAAAACAGCCGAAACCGGTGGATCAACAAAAGGCCGGACAGGAAGAGCCTGAAAAAAGTCCGCAAAAAGAGGATTTATCAGCCCTTATTGCAAACGCAGTAAGGTCTGCCATAAATCCACTTGCTGATGAGATAACTGCCATGAAGGCTGAAAAAATTCAGCAAAAAAACATGGTGACAGTAAGGGAAAAATGTAAGCACATGGATCCCGAATTCTTTGAAGCAGCCATTGACGGAAGGAATTTTGACACCCAGGATCAGGTTGATAGCTTTTGTGTATCACTTGAAAAGAGGTGGAATACCTATTCTCAGAAATTGGCAAATGAAGGACTTTCCAGACTAAGCAAGCCGGCCGGAGGGCAAGAAACTCCACCCGATCCGAACAAGCCATCTCCAGAGGTGGCTGCCCGGATAAAAAGGAGGGAGGCGGAAAAGGCTGCCCCCGCAGTTAAAGGGCTGCCTGCTTAGAACAATAAACTAAATGGAAGTTGGATTCACTCACAATGAACCCTTAGCCAAAAAGCCCATTGTTTTTGAAAGAATCCTCGGAGAAAAGCCGGGTGGTGGCATTGTCGCCAACCCTGCTTTTGATTTGCCTGAGGGTATTGCTATTGGCCCCGATAACGAAGGAGTCAACAAGCCTGTCAAATGCTATGTGGTAGAGGAGGATGCCTTGTTCAACGCCACGGAGATCAACATCGAGAAAGGCAGTGGCGTGGCAATAGGAGATTTTATTGGCAAAGGAAAAGTTTCCGCAGTCGTTACAGATTTGGATGACTCGGATCCTGATTTTGATGAAGTAACCGTCAGCCTGGGTGTTGCCCTGGCAAAAGGGGATAAACTTTATCAGGCGAAGGCTGCCTCTGTTGCAGCCGTAGAAGGTATTGCGGCCGGATATTATGACGCTACCTCGGAAGATGATGGCGCTCTGAAGATCGTAGCGACGGGAGCAGGTGAAGGAGAAATAGATCTTGCAGACGTAAATCCTTATCGTGGCAACAGGATACTGGCTGCCGATATGTACGTAGTTTTGGTCAGTACACCTGTTGCAGAAGTGACTGGTGTCGATGCAGAACCTCTTTACACCCCTGATTATTTGCTTGGACAGGAAATCCCTGCCGGCCAGGGGGATAAATTAGTCAAGTTGGTAAACATTGCCGTAGTCCGGAAAGAAACGGTTCCCGTAGCGGATGAAGTTCTTGCCCTGATGTCCGGCATTAAAAAAGTGTAGGCTATGGGAAATATGAATAAACCACTTTTCGATCTGAATCAAAGGGATTTGCAGATTGAAGTCAATTCATACAGGGAAGGAAGCGGTCTGATCTGGCCTATACTCTTTCCTTTGAAGCACACACGTAGTTTTGACCTGAAAGGGATCTCCGGCAAAGACGGTATTCCGATTGCTGCCGAACGTGTTGCTTTCAACGTTAAGGCTCCCCTGAAAACACGGAAAACGATCGGCTCATGGAGTGGAACTCTCGATAAGATTGCCGTGTCACGGGAGAAAGACGAACTCGAAATCAACGAATACGAAGACCTGAAGGTGTTGGCCGCTAACAGCGATGATCCGGAAATGGCCCAGGAGCTTGTCGATATGGTCTTTGAGGATGTTGAATTCTGCAATGAGGCTATGGACTACCGTAACGAGATCGATGCCCTGCGTGTCGGTTGTCTCGGTATCAAGACTTACGATGCAGCTATCGATGGGGAGAAAGCCACCGCAGATACGATAAACTTCAACGTTCCTTCCACGAACTTCAAGGGTGCCGGTGTCGTTTGGTCGAACACAACAACGGGGGATGGTCTGAAGGATATCATTGATGGACAAGCATTGATAAAAGGCCGGAACAAGCCCAAATATGCGTTTATGGAAGAGGCTGCTTTCTCGGCCCTTATCGCACAGGATAAGACGAAATCCAGATGTGCCTCCCTGTTGGTGAGTGCCCTGAATATGGAAGGGCAGTCGATTCTTTCTATAGATGTGGTGAACGCCTACATGAGCAAGCACGGATTTCCTCAGATCATCGTTTTCAACTCGGAAGCGAGCATCGAGGACAAGAAGGGCAATGAGGTAGACGTAAAACCCTGGCTGGAGCACATTGTCGTATTATCCCCTGTTCCCAGATTGGGATACACATACTACAAACCGGTCCCGATGGCTAAGGATACCGCCGCCATGCAGGTACGAGGCAGTTATTACAAGCTGACCCGGTATTCAGACATGAACCCGATGAGGGAGGTAACTCTTGCCGAGGCTTACATACAGCCGGCTCTGGACAACAGGGCTTCGCTTGTGTATATCAACACGGCAAAAACAACCTGGAACAACGGTTCAGCAACCTAATAACCTTTTGTCATGACAATACTTGAAGCAATCGTATCAGAATGCAGTTATACGCTGTCAGAAAAAACCTTTTTAAAGAAGCTCAAAAAACGGGGCCTATGCGGAGATGCGGAGGCCACAACAGAGATTCTCAATTCAAAGGCGTTTGAGCTGGCTGAGGCCGACATTATGATTGCTCAGATTCCGGCAGTTTCCTATTCCGAAGGTTCTATGTCTGTCAATGCTCCCGATGCGGAAGCGTTACGGGTTTTAGCCAACGGGATATATAGAAAATGGGGAGAACCGGAAGTATTGGTAAAAGGGGAAAGACAGCCCGGAGTAAAATACATTGATTGGTGATGATACTATCCAAAAGACCACATAGGTTATCTGTAAAAACGGTCGTTGGCGGCGGTTACGATCCCGACACAGGGATGCCGGTACCTGCCACCTCAGTATGGAGCGATCCGGTTCCCTGCCGGTTTCAGACAGATGGTAGGGATAACCTGAAAACGTTTCCAGACGGCACATACAAGATATATCCTTACGTGGTCTTTTTGGATAACCATGAAAATGTCGATTATGAGGGCAAGACGGTCCGGCTGTATGATCAGTCCGGAAATTTGGAATTTGAGGGGATAGTGCAGAAACAGCCTGTCCGACAAGTGAATACCATTTTGTACCTGTAGATCATGGCAAGAGATTGGGGCATTAAGACAAATATAGTTGCCGACTTTGAAGTTCAGGTGAAGGCTGAGCTGCATAGGATTCTCTATAGGATGCTTAGCCGGCTTGGTGAAGAAAGCATTGCCCGTATCAGAGACAGATCCTATATGGAAAGCTGGAAAGACCAATCAGGCAACCTCCGGGGCTCAATAGGTTACGGAGTAGTCATTAACGGAATTCTGGTCAAACAAGGAGGATGCGACAGATCTTATGGTACAGAGGGAGGTGCTGAAGGAAGAAAGAACGGTAAAGAGTTTATCAGGCAGATTGCCGCAAAACATACCCAGAATACAGGTTTCGCCTTAATTCTTGTAGCAGGGATGGACTATGCAACCTATGTGGAAGACATGGAAAACAAGGATGTTTTGAATTCCACAGCACTTACTATTTACGGGAAACTTCAGGAGGAAGCCCTGAAGGCTGAACAGAAACTTGTTAAGGTTATTGAAAGAAAATATGGAATCGCTGCTTAACGATATCGAAATACTCTCTCTGTTGTACAGATACATAGTACAGCAGACAAGCCTCCAGACGCTTGTAAGTGGACGTGTGTTGTATGACGATACACGGTCATTGAACGCTACTACGGAGGATATCTTGTTGGTGTATAATTCGGGATCAATAACAGACTTCCAACGAAACTACGTGTATGTACGGGTTTATGTAAATGACATTGAAGCCGGGCAAGGCGTAAAGGTTAAAGACGTGGCACGTTGTGGCAGCATTGCCTCAGAATGTGTTAAGGTGTTTAGCGAAGTCGTTGGGGATGAATTTAAATTTTCTCTTGATGAGCCTCCAAATTCCAGTTACAAGACTGAGACAGGACAACATGTGGTTGTCTGTAAGTTACTTTTTGAAAACAATTATTAAAACACGAAAATTATGGCTATAGCATGGGGAAAATGCAAAATTGAGCTGGGCCTTCTTGGTGCCGGTGATTCCCTCCCTTCTGAATTGAATGATGTGGGAAAAATCCTCAATAAATCTGCCGGAATCAATTTTGATGAAGGCGAAGAAAGAGAGCTGACCTCCGAAGGAGGAGAAGTTGAGGAAGTCGATGTTGACGAGTCCAAAGGGACTGTCGTTTATTCTGTTATCTGTAAGGATGTGGATGCTTATGCTACGGCACACGGCATGACCACTTCTACAGATGAATTTGGTAGAAAATCCTTTGTCCAGAAAACAACCCGTATCGAGGGTACTTACTTTATCCGTGTCACACCGAAAAAGGCCGGAGCAATGGGTTACGAGGTTTACAAGGCCGTTGGCCGGGTGAAACCCCGTTGGGATACTTCCGAAGGATGGATCCTGGAATACACCTGGAAGATGTTGTTCAATGCCGATGGCAATCTGGCACGTCCTTTCGAGTATTCCGGAACTGACATATCGTTGGATTCTTATGAATTCATCACCGGGGCTGCTCAGGATACCGTTGCCGTAACACCTACATCGGCAGGAGAGTGGAAAGGTTCCACTTCTGACACCTGGATCACGTTGAGTGTCTCCTCCGGAGATAGCGGAGATCCCTGCACGCTTACAATTGCTGCCAATACAGGAGTACAGCGCACCGGAACTGTCAAGTTTACGGATGGACTGTGCTTCAAGTATTTCTCAGTAAAACAGGCTGCGGGAGAATAAGTCTGTCATTGTTGAAAAGGGGGTGGCATTTGCGGCCTCCCCCTTAACATAAAAGAACATGGACAATAAGATACGGAGATACTCTAAGATATTTGAATTCATCGCTGCCGATCCGACACGGAGTGCCGTTAATGCGTTGGTACAAAAACCGTATGATTTCACCCTTAACACCGAAGATGGTAAAAAGGAAACATACACGATCCATCCACCGACAATTGGGGCAACCGGAATACTTGCAGACCTGTACTTACGCATGAACGTTGACAGCAGCAAGTTTGATGAAGATCCACGGGGAGAGGCTATGAGGATCCTCAAAGACCCGACAAAGATTGACCTGATATGTGAATTCCTGTCTACGGCAACATTCTGGAAGAAAGCAGACCTGTTGAACAGGGAGAAGATCGCTAAAAGGGCTGAATACTTCAAATACGTTGCTTTTCCAAGTGATTTTTGTGATGTGGTGGTATACATCATTTATAGCCTGGATGTCAGAAATTTTATAAGCTCTATTGCATTGATGGAGAACTTGAAGTTAGGCGAGATTATGCCGAAAAACAAGCCCGTAAAGACCGTGGCAATAGAGAAGTAGGCGGTCTGTCTCCACATGGCAGGATCATAGGGATATGTTCCCGTACCGGATGGAGTTGGGACTTTGTAGTTTGGGGAATATCTGTAGCAAATCTACGTATCGCTTTGGCCGATGAGCCTGCTACCTTATACAATTATGAGGAGAAAGAGAGCAAAGCAGGTCACAACATGCCTGAAAGGGTGTTTAAGGATGTCACGTTTGTTGACGAGATGGATTTTGAGGAATCAGTTAATCTAAAGTAATGGCAAAAGCACGCATCGAAATAACCGGGAATTCCCAATCCTTTGAGCAAGCGGCCAAAAGGGTGAATGCTGACTTAAGGCAGATGAACAGCAATGCCGAGACAACCGGTCGTTCAGTATCGGAGTTTGGCAACAAGGCAAAAGCTGCTTTTGCCGGAATTGTCTCAACGGCAGCTGTAGGAACGTTTGTTAAACAAATGGCTACCGTCAGGGGACAGTTTCAGCAGTACGAAATTGCCTTGTCGACCATGTTGCAAAGCGAGGAAAAGGCAGCAACATTAATGGGTGAACTGTTGGAGTTGGCTGCCAAAACACCGTTTGACCTTCAGGGAGTCGTTGAGGGGGCCAAACAGTTGATGGCTTATGGAACTTCTGCCGAAGAGATGATTGAAACCCTGACCATGTTGGGGGATGTGGCTGCTGGTTTGTCAATTCCCCTGGGGGATCTTGTATACCTGTATGGCACAACCATGACCCAGGGACGTGTCTTTACAATGGATATGCGTCAATTCATGGCACGAGGTATTCCGATGGCTGAGGAACTTGCCAAACAATTCGGAGTTACCAAAGAGGCAGTTTCTGGTCTTGTTACGGAAGGAAAGGTCGGAGCAGATGCGATCACAAAAGCTTTTCAATCGATGACCTCTGAGGGTGGAAAATTTGAAAACCTGATGGTGCGTCAAAGTGCATCAATTACAGGTCAGATTTCGAACTTGCAGGACAGCATCCAGACTATGTTCAACGATCTCGGTAAGATGAACGAGGGTATTATCTACGATGCAATCAAAGGTGCTGCATGGTTGGTTGAACATTACGAAGAAATTGGCAAGGCAGTCATTGAGTTGATAGCTATATACGGATCCTACAAAGCTGCTCTTATAGCTGTTACGGCATCTCACAAGGCATATATTCTTATTATGCAGCAGGCTCAGGTCGAAATGGCGTTGGCACAGGCCCAGGGGATCGCCCTTTCTGCTGCTCAGGCGAAGATGGCTGCCACAACGAAATTGCTCTCTGGAGCGATGTCCAATCTTAATAAGGTCATTAAGGCAAATCCCTACGCTCTTATAGCTGCCGCAGTTGTTGGTTTGGGTTATGGGATATACAAACTATCCACAAGGCAGACAGAACTTGAAAAAGCATTAAAAAGCGCAAATAAGGAGGCGGCTGAACAAAAGTCGGAGTTGATCGCATTACAAACGATACTTGAAGATTCAAACGTGGCTTATGAGGAACGTAAAAAAGCACTGGATAAAATCCAGGAGATTGTTCCAGCATACCATGCAAGCCTGACAAACGAAGGTGTGTTAATCAATAACAACAAAGAAGCCCTTGATGATTATGTGGCCTCCCTGGAAACGACTATTGAACTTGAAACCCTACAGACAAAGTTACGTGATGCGATACAGAAGAAACTGGCATTGGAAAGTGGTGAAGGGAATATCTGGACAAAAATAAACAGGATAACAGGCGGTAAAAAGGCACAACAGGAAACCATTAGTCTTTTTATTAAGGCTTACGAAGATGAAATTGAAGAAATCACTAAAAGAATTGCCGAATTATCTCAGAAGAAGATCGGAAAAACCGGTACTGGAAAAACCGGAAAAAAGGTATTAGAAGAATCAAAGGAAGATCTTGAGAAATACAACAAATGGCTAATTGATTCCACAAGGAAAGCAAACGATGAAATAATTGATCTTGAGATCGAGTATCAGCGTGAGCAGATAGAGGCCATGCAAGATGGAGTGGCTAAAAGAAAGGCTTTGTTTGAATTGGGAACTAAAGAGAATTTGATTGCCATACAACGATTCGTAAGAGATGCTTTAGATGAACAGGCAGAGCTGCTAAAGGGACAGGATTTCACTCTTGATTACGGTCATATTGAGCAAGGCGTTGATGGTCTTTGGGCGTTTAAGATTGCTGAAAGTGCCTTACAACTAACACCGGCACAAAAGGCTTTGTTACAGACGAAGATGGACCTTCTGAATCAGATGATCATTGATTCTTGGATAAAATCTGATGTGGATGCTGGATTGCAAATGGCAGATGATCTTCTTGAAAGCATTGATAAGAAATTGAAAGAAGGTCTGTCTAAAGGTGGCTTTGATTCCCTAAAGGAGCAAGCATCGTTAATCTTCGCTGATATCTCTGAGCTATCAGCCACGATGATTAAACAAATTATTGCTAATGCTGAAGACTACATATCTAATAATGATGT